GAGTTATGTCTTTCCTCCGGAAGGTAGAAGAGTTGGAGGAATAGGGGCTTTACCCCGCACGCATTCATAAATAAATATTAAGCTCGCTTGATCGTGAGATTCGGTGGGCTTAACCTTTTTCACCAAATCCTATAGAACCCGCCTATCCCGACATAGGGTGACAAGCCATGCTTTCCGATCCCATAACCGGCTATCGCTCCGATTCCCCATCTACGGGGGGAGATCGTCTTGGTTATATACTCAGTCCTTCTATAAACCTCGATGTAATCAAGATTAGACTTATAGCCGGATATTGACAGCCGGTAATCATCCGTCTTGTACTCCTTTTGAGTTATCGGCACCGGGACATATATAGGTTCCTTAATCGTGTCACCGTCTAATGTAATGTAGACAGGAAAAGGCTCAGGTATTGTTCGTACCAGTGTCTCATAGACCGGGTACGGGATGCTGTCATGGATCGTATCCACCTTGGCGGACGTGTCGGTCTTGGATATCGAATCACTGGCTACATTTCCCCGGACATGGTAGCCAGCCGTGAAACTGGCTACCAAGCACACTAGTATTAATATGATATGCCACGGTTTCATCTATCGAACGATCATCCAATCCGTAGCTAGCATATCCGTTTGAGATGCCAACCAGCCATTTACGATAGTATCATCAGCGGCTTTCATACACAAATAAGCCGTGAACTTGATCTTGTCCGTTTCCGAGTCTCCATATTTACTAGCAACCCATTTCTTGACAGCATCAGGTAGGGATTTAACCTTATTCACGACCATATCCGTAGACAGACAATCTTCAGGACGCTGAAAAATAAACATGCCTTTCCCATTCCATCCTTCACGACAAACCAACTCTCCTTTTTTGATAGCCTCTAAAGCTTCTCCAAATGTCATGTTTTTAGTTACCATTTTATTTTACGCTTACCTCTACAGCATTAGGTCTTGTTATTGTTAAAGTAAATTCCATCCAGCTATAACGTCCGACATATCAGCCTCCCTACCGTTCTCGACCTTGCTCATCCCGCCCACGATCCGGATCATCTGCTCACGATCGTTGATGTTGATAGGATCATCAGCCGGGATACCAGCATAATCTGATACGGCCTTAATGTAAGCGTCCGTATCGTTCTCGTTTTCCGGCGCCCAGCGATCTATCATCTTGCGGATCGTGTCCAGCTTATAGTTCCGGTAATAGTTAGACAGGATCTTGAAGATCGCCCGATAGCCATAGGCCATAGTCTCGAACTGCTTAAACGACTTGTCCTTGCTAGGTCGTATCTCGCCTTGAAAGAGATCACTATTGATCCGAATGTTTCCGGGGTTGCAGTTTCGCAACCCTCTAGGTAATTTTTTCTCTGCCATTGTTATTTGATTTTATTCGTATATTTGTGACGCTTTGTTAACCTTGCTATCCTCCCTTGCGAAAGACAGGAAGCTAAAATTTATCCGGCTCCCCTATCCTTTTGGATCAGGGGAGCCTTTTTTATTCTTTGTCTTGTTATACTCATCCAAGAAGTTGACCTTGCTGATAAACTTAACGGCGGCAACCCAATACAAGAAGGCTACCACCTTGTTATCCGGGAATACCTTGCCCATGTTCTTTAAGACATTGGTTCCGTAAAACCATATCATCGCCCACGTGATCCAAGACACGAAAGCCTTGGCGTTATCCTCCGATATATCCATCATCACGCCTATCCAGAACGAGATGATTATGATCAGGAAATAGACTAGCATGTACACCCAGCTACGGATGAACTTGCTCTTCCGGAAATCCCCGTGATCCGCGGCCAACCCCCAGAACGTATCGATGAAGGCCAGCGACAGGATCACCACCAAGAAGTTCTCGATCGGCGACACGAAGTCCATCGCCGTGACAACGGCGGCTATGGAGATGGACTTAGCCCAATTTGCGAGGTCGGATATGTAGGAGAGGTAGCGGTACATATGTTTTATTTTGTTTTTAGTACGATGTAATTTGACTCGTCCGTGTTGTAACTTACAAATAACTTTCCGTTTTGTACGGTATCGGTCAACAATACGGCGTTGTCTGTTTGTTCCACAATTTCCACGTTCAAACCCTCCATGAAATCGGGCAACGTCAATGGAACCCGACTTTGTACACTTTGGCAATGCGAATAGATAATATAACTATTGCCGTCCTTATACCAATACAATTGTCCCGGATTTGCTGCCGGGTCAAAGTAAGAAATATAATAGTTTATTTCCTTGAAATAGGTATTAGGCAAATTGTACCCATCATCCGCAAACGGCGACGTATTGATTGCAGCAATATAAAATTTATTGTTATTCGACGGGCTAAAACTTCCTAACCTATAATGCACATCGTTGGCGTTGGGTGCAATTGGAATGTTGGCGTTACGCTTTGCCGGGATTGTTTCCCCGCTTACAAGCGATAACCCCGCCGCCATACCTACCAAATACGTGTTATCGTTCGGGTTGTGCAACATGGCAATCAAACGGTCAATCGGTTTGTCAACGTCTTTTAAATACGTCGTATTTCTAAAGAACGAATAACCGCCCGACGTCAACGCCGGGGAATTAAACGGCTTATCTAATTCTGTTCCCCCTTGTGGTGCGGCTTTAGGTATCATAAACATAGCCTTATAATTGCCCGTATCGACGAACGTTTGTTGTTGGGTTGCCCCGTAACTTTGGCATTCAACTTTGCGGCGTATGTCAATCGTTGTATTAACACAACATTGCGCACCCCGGAAATTATACGACCATGTAAAACGTGCCATTTCGACGGCTCCGGTTAAATCGGGCGTACCGATAACCCCCGGCGTCGGGAACCATGTTTCAATACTTGCGGGGTCGTAACCCGTTTGGCTTTCTGATACCGTGAAATCGTCGCCCTCGTAATCTCCGGGTTCGGTTAATTCCCGCCCGTCGATATAAAATTTGCGGTTCTCATGCTTCATAATCGGGCGCAATTGCGTTGTCGATTGCGACGCCACGGTTATTGGGGTCGTAACCGTTCCCCCGCTTACGTGCGTTAATGCAGTAATAGCTGGGTTATTTGGTGTTTTCCATCCCCTTGTATCGTTGCCCTCGGCTCCCCGTGTGATAACGGGCAACAAATAGATTGAGGAACCAATAACGTTGCCGATATTATATTGACGGTCTAATTGGTCTTTCCACAACGCCCCAATATCGGCGGTTGTCAATCCCACGGTATTTGGCACGACCGGGATAACGTACCCATGTTGGGCGTACAAATGCCAATATAATGAACTTTGGAACAACGGGGCGGTACTATCCGAATGATTAGAAACAATGTTTGCCGACGCCATCAAATCCGCATCGCTCAAAGTGTTTGCCCCAATATATGCCGTTTTAGGCGACAATAAAGTATTGAGGTTAATGTAATACAACAACAATATATCCTTTGTATCGTTGTATTTCGCACGTACATAGAACGCATTTTCATTTCTTCCGGGTTCCGTGTCGTAAACGTGCAATTTGATTAACTTTTTACCGCCTTTGATATTTTCAATATCGGTTTCCATTTGTCCCAAATCGTAATATTCGCCCACCGTTTTCATATACATTGTACCGCCGGAAGACTCTCTTATATTAAATAATATATATGCCGCATTATCGGGTATATGCAAAGGCGCATTATTAAATATAATGCCCCCGGTTGTACTAGTATTAAAGTCATATTCTTTACTAATTAAATTATCGTCTTTATCAAAATAAAATATTGCGGCAATATTGGTATGACTGCCATATTGTGCGCTAAACAACAACGTATCATAAAAAACGTTTGGCAAATTATAACGTTCATACCTAAAACTTGCGTTTGCCTGTGTTGAACCGTCCGGCATGATAAAATAACCGTGTACAACTTCATCCGGGGTTAATGTTTCAATATTATGTTGCCGCAATACATCATCATGCTTTATAACGGTTCCGTCTTGTACAATTCGGATTTGATTGTAATTTAAGCCTTTGGAACCCGTCGATTTTTCAAACAACAATGCCGCATATTGTGCGCCTGCAATATAATCTCCGGTCCTATTATTTCCTAAATACGTTTCGTTTTTGAGGTCGCCGGAATTATAGAACAAATAAAACTTACACGTTGCACCCTCTACGATAATTGGTTTGCGGGATAACAATTTAATAACAACCAAATCAAAATTTGCCGACGGTTTAATGTTTCCGTTATCGGATGCATCGCCGGACAATTCGCCGTAATGGTTCGGTATAACAAACGGTTCGCCTATATAGGTCGCAACGTCCCGCATCTTCATATTAACGGGGAAAATATCTACTTTATTCGTATTCAATTCCCGTTTCGTCGTTTTTATGAAAGCCCCCATATAAGAAACCGCACAATTAATATACAGATACTTTACGCCACTACCAATATAAAACATTCGGTCAATTATATTGCTTTGTCTGTCGTCCCTAGTGCGATAATTAAACTTTGCCAAAACAACGTTATTTTCGTCTGTCATTGAACAACTCCACATTGTCCCGGACGTGTA